TGGGTGCGGATCTGGCTCCTCGCCGACGATCGTGTCGGTGTGCGGTGCCGATTCTGGGTGCCCCGGGTGGCTCTGACAAAGTATCCCGATCGCCCGTATGACCAATGGGAGCGGGCGGGCCTACTCACCGTGACCGAGGGTGACACGACCGACATGGACCTGGTAGAGCAGACCATCATCGAGGACTGCCAGGCGTCAGGCGTCCTCGAAGTGGCCTATGACAAGCGGTTTGCCTAACAACTCTCGCTGCATCTTGGGGGCGCCGGGATCGTGTGTGTCAATACGCCGCAGGGGTTTGCGTTGAACGAGGCGATTCGGAAAGTCGCGGCCTGGGTCACGACCGGAGACCTCTGCCACAACAGCCACGCGATCCTCGGCTGGATGGCGGACAACGCCGTGGTGCTGACGGGGCGGTATGGTGATTTTCGCCTCGATAAGCAGAAGGCGAAAGACAAGATTGACGGCATTGTGGCGCTGACGATGGCCGCGTCTCGGACGTGGGAGGCCCCGCCCGATCCTAACTACTGTCCGGTCACGGTCTGGGGGGGTGACTGATGCGTGTGCTGGTGCTCGGGGCGGGTCGGAACGGGATCGCGGGCTTGTCGGTGAAGGACCGCGCGACCGGGGCGCCCATCCTCGGAGCCGAGTGGATCACGCTCGACGCGCTGCCGACCGTGGGGGCCGACCTGGTCTGCCGGCTTGGGCAGGCGCGCATCCCGCTCGAGGACGACTCGGTCGACTACGCCTTCGCACTGCAGCTCCTCGAGCACATCGGCCGGCAGGGCGAGACGGATGGGTGGATCACCGGCCCCCACGCCTTCTGGTCCGAACTCTACCGGGTGATGGCCCCAGGCGCGCGGCTCCATTTCGAGAGTCCGCGCTGGGACTCGGTCTGGTGCTGGGCCGACCCGACGCACACGCGCGCGATCAGCCAGGAAGTCTTCACCTACCTCAACCAGGACGGGTATCGCCAGGGTGGCGCCATCCCGGACTTTCGCCCGAGGTGCGACTTCGTCCTGCGGTCCTACGGCGTGCAAGACGAGTGGTGTGGTGGCGAGCTTGAGGCACGGAAGCCGTTTGCGCCCTACTGGGAGTAACCCAGGTGGTCACAGCCAGGAGGCGGAAGATGAGCAATCTACTGACCGTGAAAGAAGCCGCGTATGAGCTCGACTGTTCCGAGCGGACCCTGCGTCGCTGGATCGACGAAGGCAAGATTCGCGCGTGCGAGGTCGGGCCAACCCGGCGCACCAGGTTGACCCAGGACACCGTCGAACAGGCTCGGGCGCCGAAAGAAAAATAGGCGATCGATGACAAATGATGCCAATCGACGCCAAACGATGACAGTCGTACCTCGACCGCCCGCCTCGCTCCACCTACCGTGATCCCATAGTGCGGCGGCGCCTGCGCGCATGACAGCCCGGGTGCTTCGGCTCCGGGCCCCGCACTCGAGGGATGCGCACCATCATCGCGGACTGCTGCCTCCTCATCGGCGCCGGCCTGGCGCTCGCGGGCCTCTGGTGGATCTATCCGCCGGCGGCCCTACTCGTGGGCGGGCTCTCCCTCCTAGCCCTTGGCGCGAGGCTGTATGGCGCCGTCTGACGTCCTGAGTCAGTGGACCGTGCCCGCCGGCGAACGCCGCTGTCTGGTGGCCGTCTGCTGCAGCGAGCGGATGATCCACCGCGAAACCGCGATGAGCCTCGTCGAGATTTCCTGGGGTGGACAGACCCTCGCCGCCGCCAAGCACCACGGGTTCTCCGCGGTCGACTTCGGTTGGTTTGACAAGGGCGTCCGTGTGGACGGGCTGCGTAACCAGGCCGCCGCCCAGGCGATCAACCAGGGCTACACACATCTCCTCTTCCTCGACGCCGACATGATCTGGCCGACCGACGTCCTCGACCTGATGCTCGCCCATCACGCGCGCGGCATCGTGTCGGCGACGTACTTCCTCAAGAAGTGGCCCCACTGGCCCGTCGCGTTGCGTGACCCGAAACCTGATGGCCGGGGATTTTCCCAGTACGAGTATGACTGGCAGGCCGCCGGCGCGACCGAGCTCCGGCGCGAATCACTCGTGGGGATGGGCTGCACGATCATCCCCGTGGCGATTCTCCGGCGCCTCGCGGAGCCGTGGTTCGAGTACCGCAACGACCACAACGGCCAGCCCAGCATCACCGAGGACGTGCCCTTCTGTGAGCACGCCGGGCTTCTGAACTGTCCCATCTGGCTCGACCCGACCATCGAGTGCGGGCACTGTTCGGTCCAGATCGTGACGAAGCCCTGGTTCCATCGCGGCCTCTACGAGCATCAGTCGATGGTCGCCGATGAGGCCGTCGCCGGGCAGAATGGCAGCGCCGCATGAAGGGCCTCTTCGCCCCGCTCTTCCAGACCCGCGGCTGGGCCAACCCGAGCGCGGAGTTCCTGTCGGCCTTCACGGACGGCGGGACGACCTCGGCCGGGGTCACGGTCACCGAGGCGACGGCACTCGGCGATCCGACCGTCTTCGGCTGCGTGCGGGTGCTGGCGGACACGGTTGGACAGATTCCGCTGAAAGTGTTCCGGGTGTCGCCGACTGGGCGCACCGTCGATCGTCAGCATCCGCTCTACTCGCTGCTCCACGACCTTCCGAACCCGGAGCTCACGCCCTATGAGCTGAAGAGCACCATGCAGGGGCATTTAGCGCTCTGGGGTAACGCCTTTGCCGAGGTGGTTCGAGACGGCCTCGGGAACATCAAGAGCCTCTGGCCCCTGCGCCCAGACATGATGACGCGCGCCCGCGACGCGTCGGGCAATCGCGTGTATGTGTACCGGCTCCCCTCCGGGGAAATGGTGAAGTGGACCTGGTCGAACCCGTCGCGCACGCCCTCGCCCATCCTCCATGTGCGCGGGCTGGGCGGCGACGGCTGGACGGGCTACGCCCCGCTCTCGCTGCTCCGGCAATCGATCGGGCTCACCGTGGCGGCGTCTGACTACGGCGCGCGCCTGTTCTCGAATGGCGCGAAGCCGGGCGGCGTCCTGCAGACGGCCGGCACGCTCAGCCCCGCCGTGCGCGACGCGATGAAGCTCTCCTGGGAAGCGGCGCACCGGGGCCTCAGTCAGGCGCACCGCATCGCCGTCCTCGAGCAGGGTGTCACCTGGCAGCAGGTCGGCATCAATCCCGACGACGCGCAGTTCCTTGAGACGCGGAAGTTTCAGGTCGCGGAAATCTGCCGGATCTTCAGAGTGCCCCCACACATGGTCGCCGACGTCGAACGGTCCACGAGCTGGGGCACGGGGATCGAGCAACAGCAGATCGGGTTCCTCCAGTACACGCTCATGCCCTGGTTGGTCGCCTGGGAGCAGGCGCTCGCGCGCGACCTCCTGACGCTCCAGGGCTGGTCGACCCATCAGATCCGCTTCGTCGTCGACGGCCTGCTCCGGGCGGACATCAAGACGCGGTACGAGGCGTACCAGATCGCGCGCCAGAACGGCGTGCTGAGCGCGGACGAATGGCGGGCGCTCGAGGACCAGGAGCCGATCGCGGGTGACGGCGGCGACGAATACTGGCGCCCGGCCAACATGGTGGTGGTCGGCGAGGAGCCGCCCGCGCCGACGCCCGCGCCTGCGCTCGTGCCGGCGCCGGTCCCGGACGCCGACCCCACGCCGGACCCTGAACCGACGGGAGACCCCAATGAGTGAACGCGAACGCCGTCTCGTCACCTCTCAGGTCGAGGCCCGCGCCGAGGACGCCGTGCATAAGCTCGCGGGCTACGCGGCGCGCTTCGGGTCAGAGACCGTCATCGCCGGCCTGTTCCGCGAGGTCATCGCGGCCGGCGCCTTCGCCGAGGCGATCCCCCGGAGCGACGTGCGCGCCCTATTCAACCATGACGCGAACCAGCTCCCGCTCGGGCGGAGCTCGTCCGGCACGCTCAAGCTCGCCGAGGACGATCGCGGGCTGACCTACGAGGTCACGCTGCCCGACACGACGCTGGCCCGCGACCTCTACGCCTCTGTGAAGCGCGGCGATGTGCGGGAGAGTTCCTTCGCCTTCACCGTGCTCGAGGAGGAGTGGGCGTATCCGAAGAACGATCTGCCGCTGCGGACCATCCAGAAGATCGAGGAATTGTTCGACG